GTCTTTAAGACAGAAAACCTAAGTAAGATTCTTGCTGGCGGTTATGAAGTATCAATCTCTTCTAAAGGCATTTCACACTTTAAACATAAAACACAACCACTTCAGTATTGGATTACAACTGAACAAGGTTCTAAGTTTGAGGCGGCTTAATTATGAAATACTCTGATGCATTTCCTGATGATGATGTTCCGTTAGTTCAAATCGAACAACTAGACAAAAAAGTTCCAAATTTAACCAAAGAACAATACATTGCTGTATTACAATCTGAAAGAGAAACTCTTTTGAAAGATTATTATAAACCACAATCAGAAGGTACAGGACATTATAATACTGCCGCTTCTGTTTTAGAATTCCGTATCACGGAATTAGCTAGAGGTCTATGATGGCAGTTAAATTCTTTAAAAATGCCTATAAAGGTAATGCAAACGAATCTGTTGCTATTAATCCGGCACATGTAGTATCAGTTTGGGAAGCAGTATATGTTAATCCAGAAACAAATGAAGTATCTACAACTACAAATTTGTTTACTGTAACTGGTCAAACATTTCAGATTGATGAAATCTTCCTTGAAGTTTGTGCTAGACTCAACGAAGTTTAATTTTTTTTATATTATATTATGAGGTGTGTGAATGGAACATTTGTTATGGACAGAGAAATATCGTCCTGAAACGGTAGCTGACTGCATACTGCCTGAGAGGTTGAAACAACCCTTTCAGGAGTATGTCAATCAAAAACAAATCCCCAATCTCTTGCTAACTGGTGGCGCAGGTGTCGGTAAGACAACTGTTGCAAAGGCCATGTGCAACGAGATTGGTTGCGATTTTATGATTCTCAATGGTTCGGATGAGAACGGTGTAGATACTATTCGATACAAAATCAAAAACTATGCTTCATCTATGTCACTTACAGGTGGCAGAAAAGTCATCATACTTGATGAGGCAGATTATCTAACTCCACAAGCACAGGCAATTCTACGAAACTCTATTGAAGAGTTTGCTGGTAATTGTTCTTTCATCTTTACTTGTAATTACAAAAACAAGTTGATTGAACCATTACATTCTCGCTGTGCGGTTGTAGAATTCAGTTTGAAGAACGGTGAGAAGGCCAAGATGGCAGGCGCTTTCTTTAAACGAATTCAATCGATTTTGCAAAGTGAAAAAGTTGAGTATGAAGATTCTGTTATTGCAGAGCTAATTAAGAAACATTTTCCAGACTTTCGCCGTGCATTAAATGAGTTGCAACGATACAGTCAGTTTGGTAAAATTGATTCTGGTATTCTCGCACAGATTGGTGATGTTCAAATCTCAGAGATTGTGAAACATGTTAAATCAAAAGACTTTGGCGCAATTCGTAAATGGGTTGGTGCATCTGATATCGATGCGAACATTTTGTTCCGTCAGTTGTATGATGCACTCTATGAAGTAATGAAACCACAATCTATTCCTCAAGCAGTTTTGATTCTCGCAGACTATCAATACAAACAGGCGTTTGTTGCTGACCAAGAGATTAATATGGTTGCTTGTTTAACAGAATTGATGGTGAACTGTGAATTTGTTTGATGATGAAGATGATACGAAATCTTGTATATACTGTCAAAAAGAAAAACACCTTTCTGAGTTTGCAAAACATCCAACAAGACATGATGGTCTTGATGGCAGATGTAAGTCTTGCATTAGAGAAAGAGTTGATTTAGTCAAACAGATTAGAAAAACTGCACCTCCAATTTCAAAAGTTTGTGATTGTTGTGGCAAAGAACAAGGTGGTCATAGTAATCACAAAAAAAATAAATTGTGTTTAGACCATGACCCAAAGACTAACAAATTTAGAGGGTGGTTATGTAATCAATGTAACACTGGTATAGGTTTACTTGGTGATGATTATGATTCGATTATGATAGCTGCACAATACTTGAAGACTAGATTATGATAGATATATTTACACCTACTTTTGAATGGATTAAAAATGATTTTCGTTCTAATCGTTGGCGCTTTGTTGTTGAGTTGCTTGCTTGGGCTATCAGTATTGGCTGTAGCATTACTATGGCACTCACAGTCCCAAACCCTCCGTTATTGGTGCTTTATCCCATTTGGATTAGTGGCTGTGCCATGTATGCTTGGGCTAGTTATACTAGGAAATCTTTCGGCATGCTTGCTAACTACATACTGTTAACGACTATTGATACTATTGGATTATTGAGAATGTTATGAGCCCATTTGACTATTTAAACGCAATAATGCAGAACAAAAAGCAGTTGATAGTTGATGAAGAGACAGAGAAAGAATATTCGCCGTTTATGGTAAATAGAGGTCTGTCTTATCACAAAGACTGTATCATGTATGCGAATGAGATGAACATCAAACATTACCTAGATAAGAAGTTACAAAATGACTTTTTACTAAATACCGTGCGGTCACAGAAACGGCCGTTTGCGAAGTGGGTAAAGTCTGCAAAAAGTGAAGATTTAGCATGTATAAAACAAGTCTTTGGCTTTTCAGATAACAAAGCGTCTGAAGTATTGCGCCTGCTCAGTAAAGAACAAATCCAACAACTAAAAGAACAAACCGATATCGGTGGATTGAAGAGGTAATAAAATGGTAGACTTGAGCAAGTTTGTTGAGGTTACACTCAACGAACAGGATGACTTTTTGAAAGTAAGAGAAACACTTACCAGAATTGGTGTGTCATCTCGCAAAGAAAAAGTTCTTTACCAATCATGCCACATTTTGCACAAACAAGGTCATTATTACATTGTGCATTTTAAAGAGTTGTTTGCACTTGATGGAAAACCATCAAACATTTCAGAGAACGATGTCCAAAGAAGAAATGCAATTGCAAACTTACTTGAAGAATGGGGTCTAGTAAAGATACTTAACCGCAAATTGTTAGAAGACAATATTGCACCACTACATCAGATTAAGATAATCTCTTTTAAAGAAAAAGATGATTGGGAATTGATTGCTAAATATAACATTGGAAAAAAACTACACGACTATTAAAATGAGATTAGATTATGAAACCCGTGAAATTGAAAAACCGTTACAATGGAGAAATTGTCTATTGTAAGGATATAAAAGATATTGTGCAAGAAAATTTATACACTTTCATTAAGGTGTATAAACCAGAATTGCCTGGAAGAATTTATTTGGTTAACAAGGACGCTTATGTCTTGGAGACTAAATAAAGTTGTGATGCCTTTGGGGTCACATTTACATTAACTCGCTTAATAGGAGAACTATATGACACTAGGACATATTTCATTTGGTCCGTTACATCATGCTACACTTGGTTTTGAAAGACTATTCCATGACATGGAAAAAATGTTGGATAGTAATATTTCAAAAACGGTGTCAACATTCCCACCCCACAACATCCTTAAACTAGATGACAATCGCTACATTGTAGAATTGGCAGTTGCTGGTTTCTCAAAGGGTGAGATTGATATTACTGTCGATGATGGTAATTTAATCATTAAGGGTGAGAAAGAAGATAAAGAGAATGAAGGTCAATATCTACACAAAGGTATTGGTACCCGCTCTTTCACCAAAACACTCCGTATTGCCGATACTGTTGAAGTAAAGGGTGCGGAATTCAAAGATGGCATTCTCAAAATTGGTTTAGAGAACATTGTTCCTGAACATAAGAAGCCTAAGAAGATTGAAATTGGAACAGAACTAAAATCTTTCCGACCACAACTACTTCAGGAAGAGAAAGTCGCCTAATCGGTTGGGGGTCGCAATGACCCCCATTATTGCCACACCTTGATTGAATTTTTTGATATAATATACACTATGAAATCTGATAAAAACTTTAAACTCCCAAAGCAAGTAAAACGAACAATGGCAACTATGGTCAATGCCGTTGAACGAAACACATACAAGAATCTTATGATTCAGGCCGAACTTCATTCTCGTAGAATGGAGAGAACCAGCAAAAAAGACAAATCTAAATCGAATGATACCGAGTAAATTTGCTAATGCTCATATGAAGGCATCTGAGGTTTATTCTCAGTTGTCTTCTGCGGTGCGATTAAAAGTTGGATGTGTTGTTGTAAAAGACAACACCATCATCGGTATTGGCTACAATGGAATGCCTAGTGGTTGGACTAATGATTGTGAAAACAAAGTTTTTGCAAATGCATGGAGTGTTGACAACGAAGTTTGGGAATACCAAGAAGAGGATAGTGGGCATCCTTACAATCTAAAAACTAAACCAGAAGTTCTTCATGCTGAAACTAATGCACTTGCTAAGATTGCAAAGTCAACCAATTCAAGTGAAGGTGCAACAATGTTTATCACACATGCACCTTGCTTAGATTGTGCAAAGTTAGTTTATCAATCTGGTATTAAGTCTGTATATTATCGTAACAGTTATAAGAATACAGATGGTATAGATTTCTTAAATAAATGTAATGTTGAAGTGACAATGATATGATATACACAACTAAAGTGGTTAAAATTTGTGAGAATGGTGATGCGATTGTTGAATTGCCAGATGAGTTGGTTAAAGAATTGAACTGGCAAGTCGGTGATACACTTGATTATCAAATGAAAGATAAAGCAGTTTATATAAAAAATCTTAGTAAGGAAAAAAGAGATGCTAGTGTTACCTGATGAAATGGTTGGTAGACCGATTGGTTTTACCTGCTCAACTTTTGATTTACTTCACGCTGGGCATATTCTAATGCTTGCTGAGTGTAAAACAATCTGTGACTATTTGATTGTTGGTGTTCAAAGTGACCCAACAATTGATAGGCCTGATACAAAAAACAAACCTGTTCAATCTGTTGTTGAAAGATATGTTCAATTATCTGCTGTTAAGTTTATTGACCAGATTATTGTTTATGATACAGAGAAAGACCTTGAAGACTTGTTGATGTTTCTGCCAATTGGTGTTCGCATCATTGGTGAAGAATACAAAGATAAAGAATTTACAGGCAAACAAATTTGTGAAGACCGTGGTATTAAAATTTGGTATAACTCTCGCAATCATCGGTTCAGTTCTTCCGAATTGAGAAATAGAACCTATCAGTCTGAATTGAAAAAGAAAGGCTAATCATGTCTAACATGGCACTTGATGTAAAAGTTTTTATTGATGCTTGTGACCAACAACCATCACCTGATAATGTTCATTTGTATCGAAGTTTAATCGCTGAAGAGTATGAAGAATTTTGTCAGGCATTAATCATGCGGAATGATATTGAGCAACTTGATGCTTGTATGGATATGATTTGGGTTATTCTCGGTTACTGTTACATGAAAAACTTTCAAGTATATGGTGCATGGGAAGAAGTTGCCAGGTCCAATCTAACAAAGATTGATAAGAAAACTGGTAAAGTGATTAAAAGAGAAGATGGCAAAGTATTGAAGCCTGAGGGGTGGAAACCACCTGATTTAGGCAGTTATGCTAACAAAAAGCTTGCACTCTAACATTAGTTGTGTTACAATATTATAATTATGTTACAAAGGAAATATATGAATACCCGTGAACTCGCAAAGAAACTCGCAATTGAATACAAAATGCCTCGGGCAGACAAGTATGACTTGTTTCTCCGTGAATTCGATAACAAAGTAGAGGTTCTTGGTCTGGTACAAGACCCAACCCAAAACATGAATGATTTCCGTGGCAGGGAAATGCTTTTTCCAAAACGATGGATTACCATCGGTGTTTTATCAGCGGACACACCAGTAAATGTATAGAGTAGCATATTATATAAACGGCTCTGTATCAGTAGCATTTAAAGAATTCGCTACTCTTGCAGAGGCTATTGATTTTTCAAATAAACAGCCAATTAATTCAATATTAGAGATTAAATTATATGACGATAAAGCTCGTGACCTTCAAAACGAATCATACGATTCTCGCAGAGACAGACTGCACAAATGAAAATCAGGTTGTTCTTAAACAACCGGTTCAAGTAATAGTTCAACCAACAGAAAAAGGTCCGATGATGGCATTTGCGCCATTCTTGGAATTTGCCGAAGAGTTTAAATCCGGCATTAATATTGGAATGGACAATGTTCTTTGCATCACTACTCCTTCCAGAGAGTTAGAAAACAAATATAACGAAGTATTTGGTAGTGGTATTCAAATTGCCACTTCTATTCCAAAAGTATGATAGAATGTATGAATGAGTAAATACTATACAAATGTTGCCGCAATCGGCAACAACATCCTATACAGAGGTGTTAAAGATGGTAGGCGTGTAAAGTTGAAAGTAGCTTACACGCCTACTTTGTTTTTGCCTTCTAAAAAAGAAACTTCCTACAAGACACTTGAGGGAGAATTTCTTGAGCCAATGAAGTTTGAATCTATCAGAGAAGCGAGAGATTTCAACAAGAGATATGAACAAGTTGAAAACTTTAAAATCTATGGCAATTCAAACTATCAATATGCTTTTATTGCAGATGAATTCAAAGGCATGATTGATTGGAAGTATGAAGACTTATCAATTGCAATTATCGACCTTGAAGTTGGTTCAGAGAATGGATTTCCTGACCCATATATCGCATCAGAACCAATCACAGCGATTGCCATTAAGTATATCAATGGCGGTATGACTGTATTCGGTTGTGGTGATTACAAAGTTCAAGGCGATGAAACTTATATCAAGTGTGATGATGAATACAATCTATGTAAGAAGTTTCTAACTTTCTGGCAAGAAAATTGTCCTGATGCAATTTCAGGATGGAACATCAAGTTCTTTGATATACCATATCTTGTTAATCGTTTCAATCGTTTGTTTGGTGAAGATGAAACTAAGAAGTTGTCACCATGGGGTTTCATTAACAGTCGCAAAACTGTTATGAACAACCGTGAGTTGACTGCATATGATTTCGTTGGTGTATCTACACTAGACTATATTGAATTATACAGATGGTATGCTCCTGGTGGTCGTTCACAAGAATCATATTCATTAAACAATATTTGTAATGTTGAACTCGGTGAGAGTAAAATCTCCTATGATGAGTTTGATAATTTACATGCATTGTATCGATTGAACTATCAAAAGTTTATTGAGTATAACATCAAAGATGTGGAGTTGGTTCTTAAACTTGACCAGAAATTAAAACTGATTGAGTTGGGTCTTACTCTTGCGTATGA